CGCTTCCTTGCTGTCCACTTCTACTTCCCCAATTCCGGGGATTTCGATAATAAACATTACCCGATGTTCCCGGTGGCCGGGTCATACTTCTTGCGCGTAACAGGTTGATTATCGCCGCTGTACTTCAGGCGCATTTCTGCAACCTCGTTTCGGAGTCCTTCCATTGCAATCAGTAAATCATCTTCGCGCTTTTCTTTTGTTTCGTGGAGTTTTGCCGCCGCTATTTCAGCTTCCATCATTAATTTCTGCTCTTTTAACTGCAGGTCTTTGGCGTCAAGCTCTTGCTGTCTTTGCTGTAGCTGCGCCTGTAATTTTGCCAGCTCTTCGGCAGGGTCTTGCTGCTGTGGCGCTGGCTGATTCTGCGGATTGGTGAAAAACAACGATGGGTCTTTCAAATTTGCATTTTTGACGAACTCGGAGGCGGTGTTGTAGATGTTTTGTGGCGAAACCAGCAAGCCCATACCGCCTTGCGCCACAATTTCACCTTGCAGCATCTTGATTTCCTGCAAATTCATGCGATTTTGATCGCGTGATCCAATACCAAGGCCGATATTGACCGTCACGTCGTATCTTTCACGCCACGAAGTAGGATCAACCTCTACCCAGGTGTTGCGCATCTTCACAACTTGTTTTTTATCCTGGTGTTTCAGGACAAGCTCATGCAAATGCTGAAAAAGTGACTTGATTCCGGTCTCCGCGAAGATTCGCGCAATGGCGTCTATCTTCATGCGCGACAAATCCATGCTCTGGCCCATAACCGAAGTCTGGATATTTTTCAGAGAATCAGGAGAAAGCCCCTCGCTGTCAGCGTGTACGCCGGTACGGTCGCGCTTAACCTTGTCGAAGTATTCCAGCATGGGGAAAGAAGCCCCTGCCGTGAAGGGAACCGTCATCGGCGCATACGATTCAGCAACCGGGCGCGCAAATCGGGTAACGCCGCCAACTCTGCGGGTTAACAGGTCATCCATTGTGTTATCAGAGATGCCTTGTTCCCATATGCCGTGGCCGGGGTTGTTCGTGTGATACAAGTTGTCAAGCGTTTGGCGTGTAAGGGTTGTGGTAACTTCCTGAACGTCGATAATCTTTTCAGCAGTAGCGCGGCCAAAGTGCTTATGCGGCATTGGTTGCGGGCTGATAACGTGAAATGGCTGTCGGTCTGCGGGCACGTTGTCCAGAACTTCACTTCCGGCAGTCGTAACCATGCGCAGCTCAGGCTTGCCTTTACCCTCATAATCGACTTTGATATAGGCTTCTCGGACAAGGATTAAATCTTGCGATTTATCGCTACTGCCGGTTTTAAAATCATCAATCTTGTTCTTTCTAGCCGCTTGTTCATCGCTTTTGGAGCTTGATCCTGCTGCGGGAAGATCCCCCACAACCTTTGCATCAAAGCCCATCGCCAACAAATCAGCGCGTTTAATTTCGCGCTCTTGTCCGACCATGCGAGCAGAACTTGGGTCAAGCGTTCTGGCGTCTGAGGATATCCGGTATTCATCGGGCGGCACGTTTTCAACTACAAACCGGCCTTCCTTGCAGGTGCGCTGTAACTTGACATCGTGCAGCGTTTCGCCCGTTTGTGTGTCGGTGCTTTCACTTCGCTCAATAGGGTCTAATTCTTCGTCAGCCAGCAATGAAAAAAGCTGCTCTTGCGTCAGCCCGGAATAGCTTTCCGTGGTGACTTTCTCGACTTCCTCGCGCCACGCCTTAACAATGCCGTTTTTCTGCACCAAGGCATCAAAAAACCACGTGTACATAATCATAAAAGCAGGATTCTGCTTGAAGAATATGTAACTTACATAATCAGATTCCTGCTCTGCCAGCGGGACATCTTCAGGACCAACGGGGTCAAAGGTCACAAGGTTATCTGCTGTCGTGAACATGCGCAGCAGTGAAGGCATGATCCCGTCCACGACATCAGCAACGTCAGAAGTTACAACAGAGCTTTGCCCTTCAACTTCATTGCCCAATTCTTCGGACAGGTAATACTTCCATGCCTTTGTGCGCTCGCTGGATATATCGCCGCCAGGTGCGCCCATTGCAGAGGAAAACTCGGCATCTACCAGCGCAAGCAATTCTCTGTTGGTCATTTTTGGCATTTATTTAGACTCTGGCACCGAAAGGGTTTTGCGCTTGGCTAATTGCTTTTCAAGAGCCTCAACGCGAGCCAATAACTCTTGCACTTGTTTTTCTAACGTGATCAAACTCATATCATTGCCAGCTTGGGGTAATTGGTTGGTTTTTCTTTTCTGGTCTGGAGTCGCTTGGCATAGGCAATCTGTGATACTGCGTGCCGGGTTGCGGCCATCAAGGGAAACCCGGTGACAGGTAATTTATTGCCGTCTTTGAAGTATCCCTTGTATTCGTCGTGCCACTCCTTTAAGCGCAAATCGACCTTAAATCTACCTGTTCTCATGCGCTCCCACACTTCGCGTGAAACAATTTCTGCAAACGCGGGAGAGTCAATCAGCGGGGCATAAAGCATATTGCAGCCCCGATTTAGTAGCTCTTTCGACATGTCATCAGCCGACTTTGACCAAGCTATTGGGATCCATCGGCCTCGCGCATTAAGTCCATCTGCAATCACCGGCAGAACTTCTTTCCTAAACATGCAGCAGTCGTACAAATGAACAACGTCCGTTTCTTTATCGTGAGCCGCCCAAACTGCCGCCGCCTCTGAATTGTCTTGCAGATGGATGCCTGCAATGCGCCGCCAGTTGGATTCAATCACGCGCTCATGTCCTCAAGAATGTTTGCAAGCGGCACGGTAAATACGCGCCTTCCTTTTGTTCTCTCAACAGCCACGCCAATAGATTGGGCCAGCGCGACTACGCCATCTATACGGGACCGGGATTTGCGCTTGTCGAATATTTTGTTATCGGTGCCCGCCGGGTCTGGTCGGATGACAGTAGATGCCACGTTGTATTTCAGCAGCGCATTGCGCCTGACTCTGATGCGCCCCTCAACAATTAAATTTTCCAATTCTTGAACGCTGTTAGGCATCCAGAAGGGGTTTTTTTCCTGCCTGCGAAATCCTTGCGGGTGCTCTGTCAGTGGAAGCGTTAGGCCCAAATCCTCTAGATTGGCCTCAAGCTCTTTATGTCGGTATCTGTCGTATCCAATTTCAACCAGGTCATGATTGTTGGATATCTCGGCCATCTTCTGCCCAATTGGGGCCAGCTTTATAACCTTGCCCTCAGTGAGCAGGAGCGTGCCATCCTTCGCCCACAAATCATAAGGGACTCGATCTTCTTTTACTGCGTCTGCCAGTCCATCTTTCGGCTTCCAAAAAAACAGGAATGAGTCAAATCCGTGAGGCATCGGAAATGTTAAAGCTAGGGCCGATAAGTCTTTCGTGTATGAAAGGTCCAGTCCGCCGTAGCACTCCTTGCCTATATAATCCGTCAAGTCTAAGTCAGCCTCTACTTGCTCCCAGACCGCGCGACTCATCCAGCTTTCAGCGCCGTCGAGCCACTGGCAAAAGTGGAGTCTGCGGACTAAAGATTCTTTTGATGGCATCCCCTGCGCTTCTTTAACCTGTTCCCGAATAAATTCGGGGAAGATTGAAACGTGCAGAAGCGGGTTAGCCTTACCCCAGCAAGACTCATCCTCGAACGGATTGTCTTCAGGATCAAGCGAGCAGATGTAGCCAAACCATGCGTCGTTTTCAGCTTCGCCGGTTACGACTTTTACCGTGTACTCGTGCTCTTGCCAGCAAACACTTGTTCGGTCGTATCCACTGTTTGTAATTTCAAATATTAGGGCCTGCTGGTTGCCCTTGGTCCCTGCGCGCAGCATCTCAACAACCGAGTTATCGGGGTGCTCATGCACCTCGTCCACCAAGGCGCAATACGGACGAATACCGGACTTGCCTTTTTTTTCTGAACTAATTGGTTTGAAAAATGAAGCTGATGCAATATGCGTTAGCTGCCAGACAGGGTTTTGTCCTGACGGAGTAAGCCGATTGTAAAGGGCTGGCGATCTGCGCCACATCTCCACCGCATCACGGAATAAGATGGCCGCCTGGTCTTTATCGGTAGCCGCGCTGTAAATTTCAGCTCTTAGCTTTTTGGTGGCTGTGAGCATGTAATGCCCAATACCAGCAGCAAGCGGACTCTTGCCGTTGCCTTTTCCGATCTCGACATAAGCGCGACGAAAACGCCTATGTCCTAGTTTGTTTCTCCACCCGAACAGCGAGCCAAGTATAAAAGCCTGTGACTCGTGAACATCAAATGGGATGGCTTCCGAGACCATTTCGCCATCTTCCTCGCGCTCAATTTCTACCGTGAGCACGTCACGAAAGTAACCGATAACCCTTTCAACTTCTTCAGGGTGCCAGGTAAGGCCGCGCAGATGCCCGATCTCTAAATCAGCAAGATGGCGCTTACATGCGGCCCTAATGTAGGGTCCCGCCACTATTGCGCCGCTTACCACCCTCTCGGCATACAGGGTTGCAGCGTCACTCAAAATACTTGTCAGCCGGGTCTTTCTGTTTGCCGCCGCTTGCCATTCTTGATCTGGATGATGGGTCGAACCCTAGCTCTGACCCAAGTGCCCTGAGCTGCGCAATTCTACTTGCCGTCATCTCGGCAGGGCAAAGCTCAAATTCTTCTTCTAGCGCTACCCACATAAAAGCTTTAGGCGCGTCGTGATCTTCGAGCCACCACGCTTTATTGATGTAACGGTTCCAAAGCCTTTGCTGGACTTCGGTTAGCGCGACAGGGGCTTGTAGCGGCTCATCCCTTACCTCAACGCTTGCCGATTCCGGAAGTGCGCGCTTACCTGGATTTCCTGTGACGAGCTTAAGCCCCACAGGTTTGCTTTTTCTGCCTTTCATAGCCATTGGTTTATTAGCTTCTGGATTTTAAAACGCGGTATTGCGTGTGCTTG